GCCTTTAGCTGTTCCGTTATGCCCTGTGCCTGTTTCATACCCTCTATGAGCCTTTCAAAGCGTTCCTGTGCCTGTCTGTTGATGTCGGCAAGGTAGGCGTTTAGCCTGCCGCTTGTAAGAAGATTGGTGTATGTAACTTTACGGTACTGTTTTAGATAATCTAAATGCCGTTGCCCCCAGATGCCTATTGCCTGTTCTTCTTCGGCGGGTACAGTTAAGCACGGTATCAAATAATCCCCTTGCCTTTCGTATTTGCCGCCCAGTTCCTCAAATAATGATTTTGCCATTGTCTGTTACCTCCACATTCTTTTTTATTTTGAATGTCCGCAAAATCCGTCCTACATCAGATATTCACCGAACGTAGCTGTTTGAGTTCCTTCAGATACAGATGTTTTAAGCTGAAGAAGCCGTGCGGAAACATATAGTTGTCCACTATCATCTACAAGATTTACTCTGTCACCAATTCTTATATTCTCCGGCAGAACAGAAATATCAGCTTCGTAATTAACTTCCATTTCACATATAGACTTAAGCTGCATTAATGTATTCTCAAATAATATTTTCTGGCTGTCAGTATCATAACTATAAGTCTTTTCTATATGTCCTTCATAACCCGGCTTTTTTTTATCCCAGCAATATCTCGTCCATTTCTCAACAGCCTTTCTTGATTTAAGAATCCCATCTGTATCAACATAAAAATCCCCATCATCATATTTATAACCTTTAAGCGTTATCGCTTCATCTTCTCCTTCAGGAGCGCTTCCCGTTGCTTTTAACGCTGTAGCAAGATTAGCTACAGATTTTTTAACGATTATATTCTTCAAATGCCTGTTTATTCGCAGTTCTTCGCCTATATCAGTTCCCCGTTTCCTAAATATATTAATATACTTATTAGTAATTATCAGATTTTCTATATCAAAACTATAGCTGATTTCTGCGTCGTCAAACTGTGAAGCGATACTGTCCAGACGTTCTGTAACTGTAGATTCTGATGTCCATTTTAATTTTTTCTTAAGATTCGGTATCTCATTTATTCCTATCTCAAAACCACTGGACGCAGCCCATTTATCGATATACCATGCGATAGGATATGTCTCCGAAGCTTCATATTCTTCAGCCACCTCATTCAGCAGATCAAGTCCTGCATCTTCTGCATATATATAAATCTCATGAGCTTCAGGATCTATTTCTGTCTCGATTATGGTATAAAACTCATTCTCATCTGCATGCTTTCGCAGCAGATAATTTCCCGCTTCTGTCATGTGTTCTGCATTGAGCCTATTGTTGTCTTCAAAAGATATATAACAGCTGAAAGATGCCACTCCTGTATCAGTATCTTCTATTTTTTCATCATTAAACACAGTAAAGCCAAAAGGCAGGCTTGTACTTGCCTGCCCCAAAACATTCATATGTCTGTCTGCAAAATATATGATCATAAAAATGCCTCCCTATATCGTACCTTAAACACAGGTGCGTAATCATCAGTCACCCAATTTGAATAAGATATGCCTATTTGGTTCATGCCAGGTTTAAGATGAAAATTTTCCCAGTCATTTCCCAGCGCTCCAAGCTGCGGAGCTCTGTTTCCATTTAGATAAATCTCTCCGCTTTTGCAGTCTGCTTCCAGTATATCATTAGCACTGAATTTGTTAGGTATATCACTCCAAGTATCCCTGTTGTTTCTAATGAATCTTACCCATGACAGTCCATTATATGAAAGAGGATTCACTGTGCCATACTGTTCAAACCCCAAAACTATCTGTTCTGCTGCAGTATCTTTTATCATATCATCGGTAAAAACTTTCCTGCATCCCCCGACATCAAATATAATTTTTGCTCCGTCCTTGGCAATACTGGATGCACCTCCTGAACCTTTTCCAAAAGATTTGTTGGTATATGACAAATCTATCTCGCTGCTGTATACATTTTTATTATTTACATAAAAAAGAACGTTTGCAGTTTTCCCTGATTTATTCTTTAATATCCTCACACCTGCCAATATACCTCCCTCAGAATCTGCCAATATCGTCTGAAAAGCTCCCATCTGTTTTGTATCATTTCCTCCGGTTCCTATACTCATTCTCTGCTTATATGTAAAAGTAAAATCCAGCGACGGAGATACCTTTCGTCTTATTGTAGGCCCGTGATATTTACCTGAAGCAGTTCCGTATTCAGATGCAGTAAGATAATAAGAAGCCGGAACACTTTCTTGGTATGTACTTATTCTCAAATTGCTGCACGCTCTTGCATTTAATGTTCCCGACGAACCATGACTGTCTGTTCTGTCTACTTTAAACTGAATGCCTGTAAGAGCAGTTGCCGCACTGTTTAGCCCTGTAACAGTGAATCTCATATTAACAGTATGCGCTGACTTTCCCTTCCAGTTTGACGATGTGTTCTTAATAGTAACATTATGCCACGATCCACCCACATAAAGTGAACCTCTCAGCCCTAATCCTTTCCCAAAATACGAGGCGCTTGTTGCAAGGGAAGCAGTTACCGCAGCATCTACTGTTACTGCATTTGTTGTTCTTCCATAAGCTCTCAGTGAAACACTGTAATAAATATACGGGGATCCTACATTGCTTTTAGCACTGCTCAATATAGTTCCCGAAGTTGCCGCAGGACTTGATGCCACAGTATAATCACATGTTTTTATTCCTAAGGAACCTGACTGTACCACGTCTTCTGGTATTACTGTGCCGGAATTTTGAGACCATAAATTCTTCGCAGCTGTCCCCCATGATGAAACACTGTCAAAAGTTTGATTCACAAGAGTTTCTGATTTTCCCTGTATTATACTTCCGTCTTCTTCATCAGGATCACCAAGCTGTATAATCTTTTCGTCTCCATTGAAAAACGCTACATATCCACAATCGCCTTTTCCTGTAAGCGGCATTGTTTCATCTCCATCCGTCTCTACTTCACTGTAAAAATCAGCTTCCAACACAGGAAAAGTATTGTATGTTCCATTATAATTCACTAAAATACTTCCCGGATCATCAATAGAAGCCTCTGCTTCATACTCAACCACCGAATACTTCAGAGGATCAAAACAAGTTATCTCTATTTCTCCGGTTATTGCATTTCTTCCTTCAGGAACTTCTTCTATATATGTAGGCGTACCGATAAAATATTTATCCGGCTCATCGTTGAAAATAAGTTCCGCATCATTTACATTTAAAAGTATCCCCATTTTATTATAGGCTTCTCTAAAAGATAAAGAATCCGATGAAATAAGCTGATAGCCTACAGTGATAATCCTTTCCGGAAATCGTTTGTTCTTTCTTATAGAGCCATCCCGAGTACCTGTTTCCAATGTTTCAAATTCCGGAGACAGTGCCTCTCTTCCCTTGACATAAAGAGTCCTATATCCTTCTATTTCGGACTCAAGATAAACACCGTTAATCTGCATTGCCTCTGTCGGTATCGGGATAAGGGTTATATTTTCATTTATATCTCTAAATTCATACATTATCTTATCCCCCTTTTTCTGTTTTTCCTTGATTCCAGTTTATTCAAATCACTTTGTATATATGGAGCCGTAACCTTAGATACTTGTCTGCCGTCTATATTTACCGGAACTTCTATGATGTATGAACCACTATTTCCAAAAATATAATCATCCCCTAATGTACTGCCATATCCACCATAGGCCATAGCCAACTCCGGCTGTCTTATATTCGGTATACTGATAAGTCTTTCGGAAACCTTTTTCACATCACTAAATGTATCTTTTATTCCTACAGCCCATCCAAGTCCGAAGAATTCGCCTAATTTAGCAGTAACTTTAGATGGCGACGATATTTTTGCCTTTGCTTCAATAGCAGCTGCCGCCGCTTTCGCAAGCTGTGCTGCAACATTTTTTACAATCGGCAATGTGGCTTTCATACCGTTTGCAAGTCCCATTCCTATATTGTACCCTGCAAGATAAGATATTCCCTGTACTGACATCAAAGATGATATTATTTGCGACACCGCCAGCCTCACAGTAAGAACAGAACTGTTCAAGCCTGACCGAAGTGCTGTGGCAAACCCCATACCTGCTGTACTCCCGATAACAGAAAGCATTGCTGCCAATACACTCAGTGAAGAAATAATTGAAACAGAAACTATTGCCATTACTGTTCTTGCTTGCATCGCTCCCATAGACAATCCCATTGCCAGACCCATTCCTGCCATTAATCCTGCAGATGTAAGGGCCGGAACAAGCTGCCGAGCACTTGATATTATTAATGAAAAAGTAACTATAAACGGTTCGGCATTTGGCGGAATAATAACAAAGTTTGCAAAAGCATCTTTTAACATATTCACACTACTTACTATTCCTTCTGTCATAGTCGACAGCATAAGCAGTGATGCCGAGAACATTGATACAGTAGTTACGCCCATCATCATAGATGTTATAAGTATCTGCATAGCCTCTGCCACCTGCGGAAGATTCTTTCCCGATGATGACATTTCACCCATTCCAAGCGCAACTGCACCAAGAGATTTACCAATATCATAAAGTGACAGTTCCGAGATGATTTTTATCCCTTCAGCTACTGACTTAAATCCTTTACCTGCATTCTTTGCCGAAGTTCCTATAGCCTCTATTACGCCTGCAATACCCTCAAGTATGGAAACAAATCCTCCGCTGATGGCATCTATAACATCAGCTACACCTCCGCAAATCTTCACAAATCCATCACTTATAGAATCAGCTACTGTACTGATAACACTTCCGGCAGTCTCCATTACACTGCACAACGTACCACCTATAACATTTACTATAGTTGCAACTGCACCGGCAATAGCAGATACGACCTGTACTAATACACCCCCTACAGTAACCGCTATAGTGACAATGGCTCCTGTAATTGCTGATACAACCTGTACTATAGTGTTGCCTAATTGTTGTATCAGAAGAGCAAAAGCTATTATAAACGGAGTAGCCATATTCAATCCCACGCCAACAGCAAGTATAGTAGCTCCAAATGCCAGCATTGGTACTACTGCTTTATTCAATGCACCTCCAAAAGTAGCAAATATCTCCACAAGACCTGCTATGACAATTGCAAACATTCCCATAGAAATAACACCTTCAAGCCCTGTCTGAGCCAACGGAGCCATAGCTGACGCTATTAATGCAATTCCTTCAGAAAATGCTGTCAAACCTGCTTGATTCACACTGAGTTGTGCTCCTGTTTTGCTCATAACTACAGCAAGACCTGCCACAACAATGCCAAATGTGATTAAAGGTTCAATTGCTTTCTTACCCAGTGAAGCAAGACCTTCCAGAGCTCCTGCCAATGATGACAAAGAATTTATCATCCCCGAAATGCTATCTATTTTAGATAAAGAAAATGTTCCTTCAGATGCTTTCTCTGCACTATTTCCCATATCCTTAAAAATATCTGCCGCTGCTTTAATACTCTTAAAATAGGTTATCATTGTTGATATCTTTCCAGTTACTTCGGATATAATCTCAGAGTTATTTCCCAACATATTCGAGACTTTCCCTAACGAGCCGGATGAACTTTTAGCAACATCAGAAAATCCCGATGATAATCCTCTAAGATCTGTTTGAAGTGCCGAAGACATCTTATTCATTGCAGAAGACTGAACAACAATATCATAACTTTCAGCCATCTCAATCTCCCCCTTTCTTAAATAATTTACCTATACCTGAGAACTTACTTTTCTTTTTCCCCGGATACATGATTTCATCTATCGCCTTCTGACGGTCATAGAATTTATCAAATCTTGAAAATACAAGTTTTTCTTTATTTTTTCCGACTTTTTTCTTAGCACCTGCCTGTACATTTAAAAATGCCTGCATATGAATTCTGTAATCAAGATCTGCCTCCTTTAATTCCGCCGCTTTCATAAGCAACTCATATTCAGCTATTGTAAGGTTATCTATTTCATCAAAATTCTTAAAACCAAAATATCTAAAACAATTTAAAGCTATTTCCCAATATATCTGTTCAAAATCTTTTACGCTTTGTTCTCCTGCTTCATTGCCTCCGTCAGCTTTTTCGTAAGTCTGCCGGTAGCATTTGCTCTTTCTAAAAAATCCATCACCTTATTAAATAATTCATCTATATCTGTAGATTCATCATCAATATATCCTTCCAGAATATCTCTTGTTATTCTCGGACTATATCTTTTATTGGCTGCTTCCAACGCATCTACCACAGCAATAACATCTCCGTCTATTATCTTAGCTACAGTAAAAGCCAGTCCCACATCTTCTTTTACTCCTGTAACACCTTCGACTGGCTTCTGTATCCTTTTGTTTATATCTCTTACAAATCCGATTCCAAAATTAAATTGATATACCGTTCCATTTATTGTTAATTCAAACATATAATAAATCCTCCTGAATAACCCGGAAATGCCTTTGCAAGACATCTCCGGATAAATAAACATTAAGTACAAAACTTCTTATCTTTATGCTCCCGTTTTGTGTGTATCTGCGAATACATAGTTTGCAATTTCCTGCTGCTGTTCACTTACGGTAGCGTACCCATCTACTCCGTTCCCATTAACGCCAAATGTTAATGACACTTCAACGTGTTCTTCCGCATTGGATACAACTTCAAATTCTGTAAGATATCCTTGGAAATACTTTGCCTTAAACTTTCCTTCATCACTTTCAGTTCCCTTTTCCATAAGGTTTACTTCCCAGATTTCAACTGTTTCATCATTATCCAGCGCTTTCTCTAATTTATCGATCAGTGTATCACCCTTTGCAAGAATACTTGTAGCAGTAAGTTCTGCTTCTGCTATCCCCGGAGTTCTGACAGGACCATCTTTTGTAGCTGTGGATTCAGCCTCCTTACTTTTCGTTCTTCCGTTTTCTGTTGTAAACGCCAAAGCTGCCCCATCTGCTGTAGCCGCCTCGCTTAATAATCTGTAGAGATACACTATCTTTTTACCCTGTATAGCTTCCATAAAAATTCCTCCTAACTAAATCTAAACTCTAAATCCAACACACCATGTAAAATTGTCTGTTCTTTTATATCCTGCGCCAGTACCCTCTGCTCTGTGCTTCTTAAATACCAGCTTAGATCTCCAGTATTTTTAATATTGACCGCTGTATTCTTTATACCTATCAATATTTCAGATACAGACTGTCTCTCACTGAAATTATCATGCCACACATGAATTGTCTGATATACCGTTCCAAATATCGAAGACTTATTTACGCCATCTACCTGGCGGCTATCTGCCATATGTACAAATGGATATGAAATATCATCGGACGGAAAAGCTCCGTCATATACTTTATACCCCTTTTCTTTTAATTTCGTGAACAGTTCTTTAAAAAGCTCATTCTGTGGATCCATCCATATCACCTTCCTAACTGCTAAATCAGAAAAATTATTAACTTTGAATCTTTGCATTTTGAATATCAGCATTTTATTCAGAAGATATTTTACTTGCAAAATCATTCCCATTCCGACAATTCACTCTGCTTTTTCAGCTCATTTAACTTGTCTCAAAGTTTTCACCTCTGCGTAAAGTCCCTTTTTCTTTTGTTCTGATGGGCTGATCTTTGCTTGCGATAATATCACTTCCGGCTGATTCCCATTTCCTGCGCGCATTCGTGACTGCAGTTTTTACAGCCTTTTGAATTCTCCTGTCAAATTCTGACTGATTACCTTCAAGTCTTAAGAAATCATCAAATGATAAAGATCCATTTCTCATTCTGTTGTTGACGCTTCCGTTTTCGTTCCCAATATGGTCACCGTCCCCGTCTTCCTCAACAAATAACTGAATTAAAATTTTCCTTTTTCTCTCTTCTTTCATTTACATCCTTTCTGTCCCGGCCCGTTCATCGCCCGTTCCGTTACGTAGTTTATAGTCTTTTCGGACTGACTTGCCAGGCATACTGTACATAATCCGGATTTTTGAAAACAATGCCTGCAATCAAAAAACTCCCTATTGGGAGTTTTTCAATATATACTTTAATTATAGGAAATGCATATATGACCTTACCTATCTTTCCGTGATATCATTATATAACATCTATTTTGTTTTTTGTGTTTCACTTTGGGAATCCCAAAATCTTTTTAACTTAGCAGCTATACCTCCCCTTGTGTATCCCAGTTCATCTGCAATCTGTTCCTGAGTCCTTCCATTCCGGTACTGCATAATTAAAATATCACGTATCTGCGGATCTTCGATTGTTTTGAGCCACTCATCCATCTGGCTTACTTCCTTTTTGATAAGCAGAAGACGTCTTTCTATCTTTGTTTTCAGACTGTAATTGGGATGTCTTTCATACCCCGTTATACTAAGCCTTCTCGGATATCCTGTTCTGTAATCCTTAACTGAATCTGTAACAATATCTCCCGTTATGTATGGTGCAGCTTTCAATTCTTCCTGTAAATGTTCTGCTTCTTTTATCAATGCTCTTAATCTCTTAAGACGTACTTTTGTCATCGCTTCTATCTTCCTTTCCTTATTAATTTTCTGATATATAATTATATTTTTAGCTGTTTCGCCAAACGTTTCAATTCTCTCTCCAGAGCCTTCGGTGATTTTAAGATTATACTCAATATAAATTTTTTATACTCATATTCATATATCCGTTCTCTTATACTTTTCATTTCCAACTCCTTAATGTCCGTATCCTGTCCTTAATCAGCGTACGGGCACCCTATATACTTCAGTTTATATATTATCTGATACATCCGAACGTCCGAACACTTTCTGTACATATTCTGATAAAACATATTCCTTCCTATTATATTTGTAACGCCTGTATTATCTGATCTCCTTTATTCAGATCGGACGGCTCAATATCCTTTAAAAGTCTTTGAGTTACAATCAATCTATCAATATCACACTGTCCGAACCGTCAGCACATGATCCATTCATCTTCATGCATCTAATAAAATCCCCGTGATATTTCTCCTTCAGTTTTTAATATGACACATTGACATTTTACCCCATTCATTCTTATTCTTTTCGTATATCCTCTTCCTTCTGTTTCTATTCTCCCGTTTCGTTTTAGCCATGAAAGAAACGATGATGGATTATATCCATTTTCAATACAGGCTTTATTAAATACATCTCTTATTACAGCCACCTTATCAAAATTAATCTTTCCCCAGATTTCTGAAATATCGTCTTTTCCACTGAACTTTTTGCTGTTCTGTGCAATCCAGTCCATCATCCATTCCAAAGCTCTGATATTAGAAGAAACTTCACTGTGAGTAGATAAAAACTTCGTTATTTCATCCAACGTAAGACCATTGCCATCTTTGAATATAAACAAATCAGTAAGCGCATCTGCCGTCAAAATCAAGCTGGCGGCAAGAACTTGTTTTTCCGTTATATCTTTTCCTGACAGTTTTTCAAAAAAATTTTTTTGTGTATACTTTGCCAGCTTCATGACTTCTTTATCCATAAGTTTTTCAACAAATATTTTCCCGGCATATCCATAATTATCCTGGATAAACTCTGCTACATACCTGGCATCTTTAAAAAAATTAGTTCCCTCTGTATTTATCTCGATTATTCTGTTTACTGCTCCGGCCCCTGAATGAGAAGAAGTTATCGGGGACTCTCCATTAGTAATTATACAGTTCTTCCACGTATAGTTTTTTTGAAGACCTCCTGTCCTTGCACCTCTTACCCTTCCCACTCCCTCACACAATCTGTAAACAATTTTGTCAAAATCTTTTCTATCTTTCTGAATTTGTAATTCATCCAGTATTAATGGCATTGAATTTACGAAGCCGGCTGAAACCTCTTGTCCCACATCTGTACTATCGAATGTATGTATATACTCCCCGATGGCAGGATTAGCCCAGACTGATGCCGCCAGCATCAACGCTACTGTCTTCCCATTCCCTGATCCGTTCCAGAGATGAAGAAAAAAAGGAAGACAGTTGCATGGCTTCACCAATACCGAGGCAAATGATGCTGCCAGTACAATCTTAATAGGCACATTATCTTCTTTTCTTATTTCCCTTACAAAATTTATCCATCTGTCAGCATCTCCACTCTGAGTCACAGAGTCATAAAAACTCTGGAAAGTTGTATTCCCGTCAAATATAAGATCATCCACATATGGAGAAAACTTATCGGAACTAATCCACCCAAGCCGAGATACAGAACTGTATTCGGGAATATTTTCATAATTAAGATTTTCCACATCATGTATATACTGCACAAGATGTTTGGCTGTCTCTGAGGTTACTGCCACTCCGTAATCAGCTATTCCTATAATAGCTGATGAAGAGGCCAGCTGTTTTCTTTCAGATACAATACTGCGCCACCGGCTCCCTCTCCGGTAAGCAATTTTCAACTTCTCGATACCTGTATCAATATTTATCAGTCTTTCTACAGGAAGAATTGGATGTACACATGCTGTTATCTCCGACCCTAAAGGCCCTTCTCTGGTTATTCCCAAATCATCAGCTTGCCATATACCTGTGACTAAGTTCAGCGGCTGGCCTTCGAAATCCGTCACATTATCCACATACAAGCTTGTCTGAGCCAGCTTCATCTTCTTGCAATAACCTTTAAACAGTGTCTTAAAATTTCTCACCCCAAAGTCTTTTGCTATATGACACATCTTTTCTATCTGTATCTCCAATTCAAAAGGATCATCTATATATTTATAGACTTTCTCAAAAGGTGCTCCCCCGCTAAGAAAGTCTTCTTTCGTATATTCCTCTACGTTCTTATGGCTATTTCCCACGCTCTTGCCTCCTCTCCTGAAAAATCCTCGAGCAGCATATCAAGCTTTTCTACGATCTCTCTAAGCCAAATCTCACCTGCCATCAGCCTCCCATAAAGGACAGATCTCACTTCACAAATAGTAGAATACTCACTGCAAATACTCTTTTTCCATTTTATTTCTGCTTTTACTATGCACAGGTTCTCTACATGCTGCTTATGCTGCCTGTATGTCGGCCTTCTTTTCATTATTCTTAAATGAAAATCATTATCAAGCTTTGTAAGAGCCTCTGTGAACCTGATTTTGTGATACCGCATCATAAAATCTATTACATCTCCATATTCCCCACATCCGAAACACTTATAATGTTCATTTTTCACAGACATACTTGCTGTTTTTTCATGATGAAATGGGCATTTAGCAAATCCATATCTATTAAACCTGATCCCGTAAAACTCCATAACATCCCTTACCTTGACCGCTTCCCGTATTCTTTGAATATTCTCCTTATCTATCATTTTCCTCTCTTAAAGGCACTGCAATACACGCAACTATCGGCAGCAGCCACTCGGTTCCAACTGCGAATTCTCCCCGCTGTATATACTCAATTAAAATTACTGACGTACAAATAATAATGATAATCACTGCCGCTGCCCTGACTGTCATGACTTGTCCTCCTTTTATATATCCGGAAATCTATCCCGGAAACCCTTTTACTCCTTTCACGAGATCTAAAGCCGCTTTTTTAAACCTCCTCGTGCGATACTCTCTTTCCTTCTCTGTCAGCTCAGGTCTTTGTATTTTTACATAAGCATTCGAGTATTTCACTTCTTTCACATTCTTTTTAAACATCTCATCACCTCTTTAAAATTTATATAAGATGTAATTTTGTCCTATTCTTATAGAATCTCAGATATTCTGTTCTTCTATCTGTTCAAAAAGATAATCGAGAGAATATTCCGGAAAAAATGTCCTCTTTATTTCTAACATCTCCTTTCTGTTGAATTCAGTCCTACAGGAAATTTTATTTGATATAGATTTTTCATCTCTGTTTATTACTCCAGCGAGATCTCTGTATAAAATATCCTTCCTGGCCATTTCTGCTATAAGATTCTTTAACATTGCTTAACTCCTTTCTACCTTACAAGGTAATTCTTTCCCACACTATACTACTATGCAGGGTATTAGTCAATATTTTTTTACCTTTTATCGTAGTATTTTTTTATATAAGGTAAAATTATTACTTTACAAGGGAATAAATTTACGTTAAAATTACTTTAAAACAATAGAAAGGAGTTCTGAGGATGAGTTTTCTCACAAAATTAGATAAGCTGATGAAAGACAAGAATATAAACAAAAGTCAGCTGTCCAAAGATTCGGGTGTTCCTTACACTACCATAGATGGATTCTATAAAAAGGGAACTGAAAACATAAAACTTTCAACCTTAAAAAAGCTCTCATCATATTTCGGTTGCTCACTGGACTATCTGGCAGATGACGATATTCCAGAAAACAGTATATCTGTCCATACTATTGCTGCCCATCACGACAAAGAAGACTGGACAGATGAGGAACTCAATGAAATAGAAGAATTTAAAAAATTTGTTTTATCGAAAAGGAACAGATAATTGTTATTATGTGAGGTGACATCATGACAAAACATGAACAGCTCATGGCAGAATATGATAACCTGTATATAGAAGAGCGGCCAATGAAAAATGACGGTTTATATGCCGACGGCTGTATATGGATAAATAAAAATATGCCGTCAGTCAAAAGGTATTCCATACTTGCAGAAGAAATAGGACACTACGAAACAAGCAGCGGAGACATACTTGACCAAAACAACATCAGCAATCGAAAGCAGGAACTGCTCGCCAGAAAATGGGCATATGAAAAAATAGTTCCTATAGAATACATACATTTTGCTATTTCCGACGGTCATACAGAAATATGGGATATGGCCGATTATCTGGATATTGACGAGGAATTTTTGAGAGATGCATTAAAATATTATAGAATTTTAGATGTCTAAAAATATCAATCTGACGTAAAGTATACCTTTGAAGCTTTTTCCCTTGACAGCATTTCTTTTGCAAGAAGGATTGGCGCAGCCTAAAAGCATTTTATTTTGTAAAGCTGAAAGATGATACAAATCTAATATTATTCAGACCCGGTTTTATCAAATTCCGGGTATTTTTATACCCATTTTTAAATATTTTATATGGGAGGGATGTATTATATGTTCCGTGAAATGATACAGTTTTCTAACAATGAAGTAATTGAATACTTAAGAAAATCCCGTTCTGACGATCCTCTTATGTCCGTCGGGGAAGTCCTTGAGAAACATGAAAAACTCCTCATGGAATACTCTGAAAGAAATCTCGGAGGGAAAATTCCCGAAAAAAATATCTATCGTGAAATCGCTTCTTCCGAAACCATAGACGGCAGACCGGAAATGCTTAAACTCTTAAAAGAAATAGAGTCGCCTCAGATAAAAGCTGTTCTTGTTGTGGAGGTTCAAAGGCTGTCCCGTGGGGACCTTGAAGATGCCGGCCGCCTTATAAAGCTGCTTCGTTATACAGGAACCTTTGTCCTTACTCCATATAAGGTATATGATCTTACCGATGATTATGACCGTGATGCATTTGAACGCGAACTTAAGCGGGGAAATGAATATCTGGAATATTTTAAAAAGATACAATCCAGAGGCAGGCTTCTTTCAGTGCAGGAAGGCAACTATCTGGGGTCAGTTCCGCCTTACGGCTATAACAAGATCTTTATAACGGAAGGAAAAAAGAAATGTCCTACTCTTGAAGAGAAGAAAAGCGAAGCCGATATCGTACGCATGATATTTCGACTCTACGCCGATGAGAACATGAGTAGAGACAGCATATGCAGATATTTAGACGACCTGAAGATAAAGCCGCCCAAAGGAGATTACTGGTCTTCTGCTACACTAAAGGATATGCTTTCCAATGTACACTACATAGGCAAAGTAAAATGGAATTGGCGAAAAGTAGAGAGAATCGTCTCAGATCAGGAAGTTATCAAGACCAGACCAAAGTCAAAAAATCATTTAGTATTCGAAGGAAAACATAAAGGAATCGTATCAACCAGCTTATTCATGAAGGCTCAGGAAAGAACCGGAAAAGTCCACAGGGCGAAAGCCAATACAAAAGTCAGAAATCCCCTTGCGGGACTTCTCTACTGTAAATGCGGAAGATCCATGTCTTTTCGTACATATAAAAATACCGACGGCACTCTCAGATCGGAGCCTCGCCTTTTATGCGACGGCCAGATCCACTGTAATACAGGGTCCGTCAAATACGATGAAATGATGGAACGTATCTGTGACGTTCTGACAAGCTGTATCAGCGAGTTTGAGATACTTATTGAAAAAGACTCCGGCGAAAACATAATACTTCATGAAAAGCTTGTAAAAGAGCTTGCGGTTAAGCTGAAAGAACTCGAAGATAAAGAAGTCAGGCAGTGGGAAATGTATACCGAAAGAGCCATGCCCAAGTCAGTATTCGACAGACTGAATGAAAAACTTCTGAAAGAAAAAAACGAAACACGAAAATCACTGCGAAAGGCTTACGACACTATGCCTAAAAAAGAAAACTATCAGGAGAAAATAATAAAATTCTCAGATTCGCTTGCCGCACTTAAAAATCCGGAGGTATCAGCAGAGCTGAAAAACAACTATCTGAAAAGCATAATCGAACGGATAGACTACACGAGAGAATCACCCGTGAGGATCACTAAAAAGAACTGCCTAAGCTATGGAATAGACCCCAAAGACTTAAAGTCGGGAGGTAACTGGTATTCCCCTCCCTTTCATATAGATATAAAACTGCGTCTGTAATCATTTCCATCACAGATGAGCCAGTTCTTCAGTTCCCACATCAGTCAGTGTAGCTTTTGCCTCATTATAAGGCATAGAATACCGCTGCGACAGATAGCGCTGCGATGCAGCAAGTTCTCCGTCAGGACCTCCCACCTGGCTTATGATAAATTTAGCCATGGCAGGGTTTGGATTCTTTATATTAACCGGATACTCCAGTCTTTTCTCATACGTCCACATAAACTATTCCTCTC